AGCTCTTAATCTTTCAAGCTTTTCGTTGGCTTCATCAAGATTATTTGTTGGCATTTTCATTGCGGAAGACAAATCCATCTTCAACCCTGAACTTTGGGCGGCAAAAGCAAGTCTTGAACTTTTTTCCAATTCCCGATAATGCTCATTCAACTTCACTAATTCGGAATCTTGTTGCTTAAATCCATTTGTTATCGAACTGTTATAATCGTTAACATTAATGATTGGTGTAGCTGGTGTCGAAGAAACTGACGTATTTGATACGGATGCCGTCTTAGATGTCCCCACGGTACTTAATTGGGCGTTTAGCTCCTTTGTCTTGGCAATCATCGCATCCAATTGGCTGTTGAAATTAGCGGACATCGTGTTTCCGATACCCGACCCTATTGTGCCCAATTTTGTATTCATGGCAGTCACAAAGTCATTAAACTTCTTCTCTGCTCCATTTGCCCCAAGTGCGTTATCAATACTATTCAGGAGCTCTTCATTGCTCATCTTCGCATCTAAAACTACATCATTCATATCTTATGTTTTTTTATTCGTTATTATCTTCTTTGTTTCTACCCATTAACAAGAAGCTCTCAAACTTCTCCTGTGCCTCGAGTCTCTTTTGGTATGTTTCCCAAAGCTTTTTATCTTTCCCCTTCAAATATTTAACATGGGTATTGTCATTTGCCATTATCTGTAATTGAGCAACACTTCTTTTATACAAGTATTCATCCCATGTCAATTGCGGGAACGCTTTCATCATGTCGGCTGCATCACCGATTGGGCTTCTTGCCAAGATTGTAATTGTTCCTCCGCCGTCTCCCTCGTCTTGGTCAGCGAAGTTATAAGGTGCTTCACCGAGACGAGCATTATAAAAAAATCTGCTAAGTTCACCGACTTGAGCGCCCCCAATATTATCGCCGCCCATTGGTTTGCATCGGCAGTTGAATTTAACACCTTGGCTTTCATATATTGTATGAGCTTGTCGTTATAGGTATATACGCTGTCTATGTCATCTATATTCACATTGTCAGGCGTAAAAAGATGATTGCACAGTATAATGGCAATAATTTCACATCCCTTGTCTAAATCTGTACATAAGGCAAACATCATTTTTTTATCATCAGGAATCTCATCTGGGTTATCCTTGCACAAGTCAAGACCAAGCTTCAATATCTTATTAAGAGAATATGGTCGAAGGTTATATACCCTGTACTCCTTGTCGCCTATTTGTTTCAGGTCGGGATTGTCGTTCATTATGTCAAACAATTCCTTTTTTAGTTCATCGGGAAGTGTGAAAAGTTCTTCTTCTTGTTCTATGTTATCTTGCATATTCATTGTGATTTTTATATGTAATTGCGGTTTCTTAAGAATGGGGGAATGGAAAGAACCACAATAAAACTTTCCGTTCGGATTTTGATTAATTATCCTATCCCCCATTTAAAATCGAAAAGGGGTGACGGTGGAAGAAAAGTCCACTACCACCCCTTTGTATTCATAATGCTTAAAGCTAACGATTAAACGCCAGTCTTAGGGTCACCCAAGATTGCATACATCTTGTCATCAGCGGTGTCATCAGTGTCAGAGCCTGCAACAAGGGAGGTAATGGTAACTCCATAGCCGAGTGCGCCCTTATTTTCCTGCTTAAGCACACCAAGGGTTTTGCCCCTATATAGAATCATACCTGCGTTGCCTTTTTGATAGGTAACCTTCCATTCCCATTCAGAAGCAAATGCTGTTGTTGCACCTAAATAAATCTCCTGTGCGGTAGCGGTAGCTGGTGTGTAAGTACCTCCGAAAAGAGGTGGCAAGTCTGCCAATGCGTAATTCACAAGGGTAAAAGTCAATTTTATGGGCTTCCCTGTGTAAAGTATATCAAACGGACTGTCATAGAATTGCGCATCTATATTAGTCTCATCTGGAGAATCCTGTGCGACTGCAAAGTCATTCAACAATCCCATGACGGGAGTGTACTCAACGGAATCAATAGACCCCACTGCACGATATTCCAACTTAATAGGTTTAAGTGTCGTTTTCTTAGTTGCTGTCATAATCTTAATATATTAAAATTGTTATTAGTTTAAATTGTTATTAAAAAGGAAGTGATATATACAAAAAATGAATTTGTCTTATTGGTGAAAAAATCATCTGATGATAATATGCTGTCCCGTGATATTGTATAAACTTGATTTTGTTTTTCGCTTTCTGCCTTGATAATGTTATCGATTGCAGCTTGGGCGGCTTCAAATTTTTGCGTGTCCATAATTCCGTTTGCCGTCTGTGTGTCTGTGGATGGAGTGTAAAACTCAACATACATTCGCAGCTGACCATAAGTCTCCAAGGATATTTCTGAAAAATCATTAACGTCACCCATGCGCAATACCATGAAGCCATTTGATATGGCATTACTGCCTAATGTCTCTGGTATTGAAATGCGATATATGTTCTTGGTAAAACCAGTGAACAGTGTCGCTACATACGAGTATATTTCCTTGCGAGAAGTCTGCATTTAATAGGATATTATTTTACTTAATTTAGCCTTACCCTTAAAGTCAATATTAATCTCATCAAAGATGGATGTTAGCACAAAGAACTTTCGACCGTTCGCACCGCTTTCCAAATATGTTGAATAAGGTGCAGTAGCCGCAAACACCAACTCCCATCCGTTTCCACCATTGGGCGTATATGTATCAATGAATGTTTGTGCCAATTCTCTTCCGTTTACCTTTCCTCCATGATAAGAAGAATCAGTACCAGCAGTTCGTCCTGCCCATAGATAACCGCTTCCCTTAACAATGCCATTGTAATAGACAACCCAAACATAACTATCAGCAAGGTTCATGGTGTCATTCTTGAATGTTTTCCCCTCGTATGCCCTCTTTAATTCCTTAGGGGCATAATCAAGAAGCATGTTCGTTTGAACATCTATTGCTTTTTGCTTATATGCTTTAGCAAATCTGTTTCTTAATCCGCTGAAATCACATCCCATTTACCACACTCCTCTACTTGCATATATGGTTATGCCTCCAATCTGTGACGGTATGCAATTGTTAACCGACAACATAAAGGTGTCCCCATATACATATACTGCTATATTATCGTTCTTCTTGGGTGTAATATAATTGCCATTTGAATCCTTTAATGGGGTAGAAACAATATAATTAGAAGTCTGGGCAACACTTCCTACCTCTGCGGTATTCACTGTAATATCCATTATTCCGTTATATATCTCGGTTATAACATCACTCGTGTCTCCATTATCCGATGTCACCGATTTTTTTCTTGTTATCACTCCACTGTAAGGGAACTCCTGTATAATCATATCAAGTCTTCTATAATAGGAAAAGTAATTTTCTTCGTCCCACCATCAATGAGATAATATTTTTCGTCGTTATATTTCTTATAGATACTTTTCATTATTCCAATATCAGATTTTCTCTTCTCGTCGGTATTCTGTTCCGTACCTATCGTTCTTTGAAAACTGTTATGCAATGCTGTCTGTGAAGCAGTACTCGAAGGTGAAGTTATCAATGCGATAAACATCATGTCGGCCATCAATAGCTCTTTGTCCCGAACAGATAGTGTCGTTGCGGAATCCGTCTCGACGAGTCCTCTGTCTAATGCTATTTTTTGAAATATTATATCCTCAAAGTTATATCTCGTTGATGCCTTCAACCATTCAAGTATTGTCATATCCGTATCTAATTAAAATATGTTAATTAATCTTTAGTGGTAGTATCTACTATAACATGATAGTCTATCTCATTAAGAACGGTTGCATAGCATCCTAATACATCCGAGCTGTATGATTTAAACAGACCATTCACAGTCACCTTGTTGACCAAATAAAGAAATCCCTCAACCGTTGCTATATTAAGCTCAACGGAATTGTTCACTTCTCCACTTTGGAACATTGCTATGTCCTTAGGAACGGCATGAACGATAACGCCTGCCATGCCTGCTGGTCTTAATACTGCCTTACCTGCATCCCAACCACGTGCGATAGGATAGTTCTTGCCATCGGCATAAGTCTGCTTCTCCTGAACAATGTGAATTGGGGATATTTTACTTATTTCTGTCGTCTGTGAATATTGCACAAGCTGATTCAATGTTATAATTGAAGAGTCTGTTGCAGATGTAGAAGAGCCATTTGCCCCAACGGTGATAACCTGTACCTTGTCTGGTGCGTAGAAACGAATATATCTATTGACTTCTGCAATAAACTTCGGGTTCTTTAACAGTACATTTACTGCCATGCTGTATGGAATATCCCACTGCATAGGGAAATCTTCCGCCAATCCCTTAGCCTCCTTAAAATCATTTTCTATCTTCCGCATCTGTTCTGGAATATCACATTCAGAACGTGCCACGCT